TCACAGCTCCTCCTCCTCCTGCCATTGGTCCAGAGCCTCCGGCCTTGTGGTTTTCAGCCCCAGCCGGATCAGGTGCCGGATGCGGTCGTCGCGCTGCCCGAGCTTCTGCCTGAGGTATTCGTTGCAGGCTTTGAGTTCCATCACATCCTTCTCCAGCTTGTAGAGGTGCGATGGCATCGTGTGTTTATCGCTCACGGCTTGGCCTCTTTGGCTTTGTTCCATTTGTTGACCGCATCGGCCCATCCACCGAAGTACCCTGCTGATTTTAGTGCATCACCAGCTTCCTCCAGCCGCTGGATGCGAGCAGCAAGATCGAGAGCGTGTATGTTCAGCTTCCTGAACGATTCGTTCGCTGCGTTGAGTTCGCGTTCTAGTTGGCAAGCGAAGTTCGCGTCTACGGTGATGAGGTCATCGGACCAGCATTTCTGCCGGTTCACCTCAGCTTGGGTTCTCGGCGTTTCGCTCACGGCTTGGCCTCCTTCCATTTGAACTGCGCCATTCCGCTCGAGTCGTTGGTGTAGTACGCGACTCCAGCGAGTATGGCTTCTTGCTTAGTGTTTGATTCACCGATGTGTCTTCCAACAAACAGCATGACAAAGCATATCGCCCCTCCAATTACTCCTGCTATGTACGGAAATGCATCGTCACTCACGGCTTGGCCTCCTTGGCTTTGCGCCACATTTCAAATGCTGACAGGCTGTTGACGTAATTGATTACTACTTCATCCCCCGCCTCCTCAAGCCGCTTGATGCGTTGACGCTGCTCCTCTGCGCCTTCGTAGAGCTGCGCGATCTTTTTTCTAAGCCGGTCAATCTCGGCCTGCGGATCTTCGCTCACTTCACTCCCTCCATCAGCATGGCGTGCTCCAGCAGCAGCACCGCGTCAGCCGTCTTCAAGGTGATCAGGATGCCCGGCTGGCGCTGCTGGGCGAGCTGCTTCAAGTGCGCCTTCCACTTGGGGCCATAGCTGGCCTTCACACCGGCGCCTATGGTCTTCTGCCAGCGTTGCGGAGGGACCTCGATCATCCTGATGTTCATCGAAGCGATCAGGCCGTGCAGGTATCCGACGTTGTATCCGAAGTTGAACATGGCCGACCCGGGGGCGCCCTTGCCGCCCACGTACCCGCCGACCTTTTCCAGATAGACTACGTCGGACTGCGCCAACCAGTTGATGAGCACATCCCGGATGTCGCCGTAGGTGTCCGGCATCGGCTCTGCAATGACCCGCCCGTCCAAGTAATGCGCGATTCCGCCGCTCGCCCCGGGGTCTATGGCCAGGATGCGTCTCATCGGGCCGCCTTTCTCAACCAGGCGAGGATCGCCTTGTCGGCCACGGCCTGCATCTTTAGGCCGGCCTGCAGGCAATAGGCCCGCAGCGCTTTGTGGGTGTCGTTGGTCACGTTGATGGTTTTGGGTTTCATTGCCACGTTATTTGAGAAACAAACTTTTGAGCTCAGCCCCCTTCTTGGTGTCAGGCAGAGACAGAATCGAATTGATCGGCGGGATGACACGCATGATGCATCCCTTGTACAAATGGTCAGTATACCCTCGCATATGCTTTTTGACGTTTCTTCCGTTTCTTTTGTGCTGCGACACTTCTGCTATCACGGCTTGCAGTTTGCTCACACCAGGCGGTTTGCTCCTAAAAGACAACAGGTTGTCCAACATCTCTTCAGTAACAGAACACGCGATTGGCTGAGATCCTGTTTCAAAGGCGATTTCTACCGTCCAGCAGTATTCGATAAAGCATTGGAAGCCGCTCATTGTCGGCACGATTCCTGAAAACTTTGCTCCCATCCAGCCGTCATTCGACAGATCTGCGTTGTACTTATTGAACACCTTCCAATTTACTCCGTCGTTTGATGTCGATGTCAGTAGCATGAATGCATCCGTTCCTAGAATGCCCATTGCTATTTGGCATACGTGTTTTGCGTATTGCTTGCCCCTGAGACACACGCTGGATGCTTTCTTGGCGTGCAGATACCCAATGGTGTTGGTCACCACTTCTTGGGATCCATCTTTTATCTCATTCATCGCAGTAGCTATATTGAGCTGCTTGCTTGTCGCATCAAGAGTTCCGTCTAAATAGTGGAAATTGATGCCGGATACGTCTATCAGCTTATCAATAAAGAGTGGAGGTAGTTTGCTCTTCTGGCCGCGTTCCGCTGCTCGGATGATGTAGTTCTCGATTTGTGTGTTCATTTGATCGCCTTCTGTACCTTCCGCCAGTAGCCCTCGGTTGCAGTCTTTCGGTCCCCGGTGGGACCTCCATTCCAGATCCGGGCCTGCTGCTCGGTAGTCTTGCCCCGGCCGTAGTGGCGCAGGTAGGCCTCGCAGACCGCCCGGGCCTGCGCCCGGTTGGTCATCTCGGAGTGCCGGTAGTTCGATCCGGTGATCCGGTTCACGTCGAGCACCACGCCGCGGTGGATCTGCAGCGGGCCGATGGCCTTGCCGCCGTCGCCGACGGCCAGGTCGTTGCCGCTGGACTCGACGATGATCAGGGCGCTGATGAGGTTGGAAATGGTGGTCATGGTAGGAAGGAAAGCGCGTTGGCCGGTCGCGCCCCCGGGGGTTGGTTGGCTTAGTTCCAGTCGGGGTGATTGCTGGTGATAAGCGCGATCCGCTTCCAGCCGCGGCAGAGGGCGACGTGTCCGCCGCCGATGTGCACGTAGCCGACGTTGGCCGTGTTGCGGAGGATGTAGGCGGCCTGGTCACGGGTCAGGCTGGCTTGATCACCGGCGACCTGCAGGGCGGTCAACGCCTTGGTCTCCTCGGTAGTGGGAATGCTCTCGATCTGGATCTTGTAGCTCATGGTGTTGTTCCTTTCGACGGGAACAACATCGCATGAACTTCTTGACCTGTCTACAGAGAAACGCAGTTTTCTACATTTATTGCAAAAAACCCAATGTTTATGCGGGTCAAACAGGGGTCAGTTTTTCGGAACGTAGGGCTCGCCAGGGTGTTCCTGAGCGTGTTCCGCAAAGGCAGCGTAGGCCCGCAGGTCGACGTAGTTGTCGGCATGGAACACGCGGGAAGCCCGATGCACCTTGAAGGCGACCATCATCAGCTCGACCAGGTGCGCGGGCAGCGCGTGCGGCAGGGTGATGCCGTAGTGCTGCTGGATCAGGCCGGTCCATGACAGGCCGATGTTGGTGTGGCTGTGGTGCGGCTCGCCGTAGACCTTGCCGCGCTCCTGGATGGTGGCCGAGACGATGTCGCTCATGGCCAGCTCGAGTAGACCACCGTGCCCTGGCCGTTGGCGTCGACCAGCTCGACAGCGTTCACGCCCTTGAGCTTGGCCAGCGCGGCCAGAAGCTGGGTGTCGTTGTTCGCCTGCGCGATGCAGGTCGAAACGATGTCGGCGTCGTCGTAGCTGGCGGACAGCAGCTCCTTGGTCCGGTCGCGCCAGACGCGCACCACACGGCCGTTGGAGAGGTTCACGCGCCGCATCGACTCGACGCAGGGGAATGAGTGTTTCATCAGGGGGAAGGTCAGTTGATCGCGATCCATGCTGCACTCGGAGAGTGCGACGGGCTGTAAACGTAGAGCTTCTCGTTGGTCGTGTCGAAGTACATCGGCACGTTTAGGCCTGTCGCGTTGGTTGGCGTGCCTGTTGGAGCTCCTGAATCGGCTGGGATGTAGACAAACCCATCGGTGTTGCTGCTACTTCCGACAGGCCCAATGAAGTCACCGCCCACTTGGTTGTAGCTTGCGCCCTTGATCAGCTTTCCTGTGGTTCCATCGAACAGAACGAAGTTTCCGTCGGCGCTGTTGACAGGCCCCACCACGTCCCCGGAGCCCGCCCCGGTGGCTGAGATCGTGATCGTCCCGGGACCGTTTGTGACCGTGATGATTCCGCTGCCGGTCAGCGTGGCCTTCTTGAACTCGCCGTCCACGCTGTCCCCGATCAGCAGCTCGCCGTCGGCGTAGCTCGGGAACCCGATGCCGCCATTGGTTGCGTTCAGGAAGCCCGCCATGGTCATCGTGCCGGAGCTGGTGATCGGGCCTCCGCTGAATGTCAGCCCGCTGGTGCCGCCCGACACGTTGACCGAGTTCACCGATCCGACAGCCGAGATCGTGATCGCCCCGGAGCCGTTGGTGATGCTCACGTTGCTCCCTGCGTTCAGCGTCCCGCGGAACAGGTCGTTTGCGGACGTGCTCCCGATCAGCAACTGCCCATCCTGCCAGCCCGTGCTGTAGCCGGTGCCACCGTGCTCGACGGCCAGGATGCCGCTCATCGTGATCGTGCCCGAGGTGGTGATCGGGTTCCCGCTGAAGGTCAGGCCGGTCGTGCTCCCGCTGACGCTGACCGAGGACACGCTCGCGTTGGGCTGGATGCCGTCCAGCTTGGCAGCATAGGCGCTGGTCATGTAGCCGTTGGACGTGCTCGAGGCAGCGTTCTGGCTGATGACCGGGGTGCTGTTGGGGTTGGCAACGCTGATGTTGGCTCCGCCCGTGGCCGACACGTTGGTCACGGTGCCGACGTTGCTGGTGTAACCATTCGGGTTGGTAGCCGGGTAGGCCCCTAGGTTGGCGAGGGCGCCTGCGGCCGTGGTGGCTCCGGTGCCGCCCTTGTTGATTGCGACCGTGCCGGTGACGTTGGATGCCGTGCCGCTGACGTTGATCGCCCAACTTCCGGTGGCCCCATTGCCATTGGGCGCCGGGATGTCGGTGCCGATGACCAGCCCGAGGTTGGTCCTGGCATCGCTCGCCGTCGTCGCCCCGGTGCCACCGTTGTCGACGTCCAGCGTGCCGCTGAGAGTCAGGGTGCCGATCGAAGTCACCGGGCCGCCGGAGAAGGTCAGGCCGGTGGTGCCCCCGGAGGCATCGACGCTGGTGACCGTGCCCGAGGCCACAGCCGCGTTCAGCGTCGTGCCGGACATGGTCAGGTTGGTCCCGAGGGTGATCTCCTGCACGTCACCGCCGCCAGCCCCGGCGCCACGCCCCAACAGCAGCGAGGCACCGCTGACGTTCTGCATCTTCGCATAGGTGACGGCGTCGTTGGCGATCGTCGCCGAGAATGACCCTGTGCCAGATCCTGTCACATCCCCGGTGAGGGAGATGGTCTGGTCGCCGGTATTGTTGCCAGACAGGTTGGAGCCTGTGACAGCGCCCGAGGCAGCCACCGAGCTCGGGGTGATGGCACCCAGGGTCAGGCTGATGGCCGGTGTGGTCGACGGGTTGCTGACGGTGCCGCTGACGCCATTGGCCGTGGTGACCGACACGCTGGTGACGGTCCCGGTGTTCGACGTGTAGCCGTTGGGATTCGACGCAGGATAGGCCCCCAGGCTCGTCAGGGCAGCCGCCGCGGTGGTTGCACCGGTGCCGCCGCTTGCGACGTTCAGGATGCCTCCCAGCGTGATTGTGCCGCTACTGGTTATGGGGCCGCCCGAGGTGGTTATGCCGGTGGCACCGCCCGAGACGTTGACGCTGGTCACACCGCCGCCGGGAGGTCCCGGGGGACCTGGAGGGCCTTCCGGGCCTTGCGGTCCCTGCGGTCCCTGCAGGCCGCCCGCACCGAGGGGCTTGGTGGCGCCGGTGTCCAGCCGGGTGATCTCGCAGATGGCGAAGGTCTCGTCGACCCCGGCAATGCTGGTGGGCACACCGAGGTGATCGGCTCCGGTTGCCGTGATGTAGTACTCCAGGCGGTAGACCGTGTCCTTGTGCGGTGCGATCCGCACGTTGATGTCCAGGTACTGGTTGGACTGGTTGGAGACATCGACCGACACGCTATAGCCAATGACCACCGCGTTGGTCACATCGTAGATGCGCATCCGGGTCTCGCGGGTGTGATGGAAGTCCGCGATGGCCCGGATCTGGTAGCTGCCGGCAGCCAGTTTGAAAGTGTTGCTTTCCAACTGAAGGATCAGCCCCTGCGGATCGACCGCAATGGTGTTGAGCTCCCGGGTGGTCCAGGTGGTGGCCACACCGGAACCACCGCTGGTGCCCGATGTTTTGCTGTCGGTCAGGACAGCGATCTTCAGCGTGAGGCTGTCGACATCCTTACGGAGCTTGTTGATCAGCGTGGTGGCCGTTTGCGCGTCGTAGCTGCTCATTGGCGTGTCTTGCGTCGGATGATTCGTTGGGCCTCGTCAAGGCTGGCGGCAATGCCGATCAGGCTGCCCGCAGGGCCGTAGAGGCGCAGGCTGCCCTTGGCCTTGCCCGGGAGCGCACGATAGCCGCCAGGGAAGCTGTAGGCGCCGGGCATGGCTGAGTCGGGCTGGGGCATGAAGCGAGGCTGACCAACCGTCTCCACCGACTTGCGCATCTCCGGCGTGATGTCGACGCGCCAAATGGTGGTTTTCTGTCCTTCTTTGCGAGCCTTTTGATACTCCGAAAAGTCAGAGTATTCAGTAGGCTTTCCTTGTCCGGTATTTACTTCGCTTTTCTTTACCTCGCTGCCCCATTGCTTCACGTACTTCTGAACCTCGGCAGGCAGGATCTTGTCGTAGAAACCCTTCATGCCTTCTCCGCCTATCTTTAGATCAAGTCCGCTGTATGCAGCATCCTTTCCTGCATCTATGTCAGACAATGCTTTTTGCGCCATTTCCTTGCCGACAACGTCAGACAGCGTATCGCGTGATGCGTGCCGCATCAGGTCTCCATTGGCATAGACAGCGAACTTTCCGGTTCCATCTTTGAGAGGCTCAACCGACAGCGTCTTGATCTGCTTGCTCAGATCGTACCGCTCCGCCTGCGTCTCTCCGGTAGTCCAGCCGATCCATTCCTTGCCGGAGGCAACGGCATCACGCAGCGCACGCTTGAACATCTGCAGCGACCAGTCCTTGCGGAATGGGGCGTCAGAAACACCTTCGATTCTTCTGCTCAGGTCGTAGTTCTTCTTCAGCTTTTCAAGAGATGACTCAACAAAAGCAACACCACCGTCAGGCTCAACGAGCCTGTAAATGCCATCTCTCACCTCAATATGCCTGACTTCTGGGAATAATCCACCGGCAACTAGGTCCTTGTACTGGTACACAGGAACCTTCGACCAATCTGTTCCCTTGTCTTCTCTGTACCCTTGTTCGCGTGCCTGCTGATGGCGGTCGCTCTGGATCTCCTCGATGAATAGTCCAGGCTTTCCTGCTTCAGCGGTGCGCTCGTTGACGCGCATGTGCGCGACGTAAAACGGGATGTCCCGGAAGTGGCTCGACGTGTACGGAGCAGCGGTTTCTGAAGTAAGCACCACCTCGCGGTAGTTCTCGCCACCCGGCAACTGGTACTTGGAGTACTGCGCCTCGGTGCCGAGTTCTTGGCTCTCAAACCGCAACACCGCGTTTTCGTATGCTCTCCAATCTTCCTCTGATTGCGTACGCTGTGCACGGCGCTCAAGGCTATTCACTTCGGCCTGCGTGATCGACTTGCCTTGTATCCCGGTGGTCACCTCCTCAAACCGCACTCGCCCTTCGTTCTTGAGGTGCTCGATGAGCTTCTCCTTCGGAACCTTGCCGCCATTCTCCTTGGCAATGCGTTCGACGGCCTGAGCAAACCCGGTCCACTTCAGCTCCTCGGGTTTGACTCCGCTGCCCTTGGCAGGGTCAACGGAGGCAAGCACCTGTTGAGGCGAAGCAACCTTTGGCAGCTTCGCATTCACTACCTCTTCCAGCTTGCTGTAGAAGCCTTGCTGGTCGGGCATATACCGCTGGGCGCCTACTTCGCTGGCGCCTGCTGCGGCTGCACCCGGTCCCGCAGGTCCTCCCGGACTCCGGCCCGCATCAGGCCCGATACCTGCCGCACCAGCTCCTCCATCGTCGGCTCCGGGCCTTTGCCGGATCTGGGGGCGTTCTTGACCTTTGACTGAGAAGACATCGAAGACTCCTTTTGCATATTTTTCTGTGCGTTTTTCCGTCTCGGCGAACTTTTGCGCGAACTCAGGATCGCCGTAAAGGTTTTCGGTCAAGAACTTTGCTGTGGCATCCAAGCTAGAATGTCCGACTGGCTCGTTCTTGATGATGTTCCAGGTCAGCCAATGGATGTCGAAGGGCTGCGGCTCGCGCCCCAGCATCTCACGCAACCACGGGCTTTCCGCGGCGATCTTGCGCATCCCGTTCTCAATCAGCGAGTAGGCTGTCTCGGCCACCGTCTCGTTGTTGAGCATCCCTCCGATGACCTTGTAGGCTCCGGTGGTGTCCTCGGGCACACCGTTGCGGTCATAGGCGAAAACCTCGGTGGAACCGCCTTGAGCCTTGCGGGCTGCAGCAGCCTTCTCAAGGTGCGGGAACCACAGGTTGACAACCTGCCACCTGTCACCAACGAACACGTCATTGCGGGCCAGCGTTGCCAGAACGAACGAAAGCACCTTGTGCTTGATGCCAGCGCCTCCGAATCCCTTTTCGTTGAACTGCCGGCGCATCTGCGGACCAGTAAGGTCCGGGTTGTTGATGATGCTCGTCAGCTCATCCCATCGACCGTTCCACCGAGACAACATCTCGTGGAAGGCGTTGGAGTTCTGGATGGCATTGCGTCCTACCGAAACGTCGGGGAACTCCGACATCTTGGTGCTGACGATTTCCTTCCATTGATCCTTGGTGAACTTGTAGCGCCCATCTACTGAGTCCTCGATAAGGCGCAGGACTTTCGGCTCACTAGTCAACCTAGCCCATCCAGCCTCCTGGTTGTACGGATCAAGCATCCGAGACAAAAGGCCCCAGAACATATGCAAGGCCACCATCTTGGACGGTATCTGACCCTGACGGGCAAGCTCGTGGATGGGCTGCAACGCATTCAGGCCACCGACAGCCGACTTGACCAGCTCAGGGTTCCTTTGCAGACCGTCTTCGATGAACTTCCTAAAAGCGCCATTGTCCTGCACCCATTGCGCCAGCCGCAATGGAGCTGGAGGTACTGAGGCACGCGAACCATTCAATGCCCGGCTGTAGGCTTTGATCCATCCATCAGAATCAAGTCCCAGGGCTGGGCTGTCTTTGACCAAATCCAATGCAGCGTCCACCGCATTGAACATGGATGTGAACTTCTGCGGAGTGCCCGGGTTCAGGACGATCTTCGGCGATTTCGGATCAGCAGGCTTACCAGTAAGCTCGGTGACCGCAAACTGCCCTTTGATCTCCGGCTGAGAGATTGAAATGGTTGATCTCAGCACGGTCGGATCGTCAGTCAGCTCCTTCATAATTGCGGCCTTCGCCTTCTCCTTGGCCTCGCTGATCGAGAACGCCGAGATGGTTTCAGTCGCAGCCTTTTCACGCGCTGGCTTGCCAGGTGTCTTGGTCTTGTACGTGTAGTCGAACTGGTACAACGAATTGACCGCACGCTGTCCTTTGACCGAACGGATGGCTTGGGTGGATGGCTGGCTTGGGTCGGCTTCTGAAGCCGCCATGAATCGCGCTCCTACATCCCCCTCTTGTCGAACCGCCCCGAGTTCTTGCCTGCCTTCTTCTCGGCCTTGCGTGCGACCGAGAGCGCGATCGCCACGGCCTGCTTCTGCGGCTTGCCGGCCTTCATCTCGCGCCGCACGTTGCTGCTGATCGACTTCTGGCTGTAGCCTTGCTTGAGTGGCATCTGCTTTCCTTTCTGCTTGGGTTTGGGTGTCGAAGATCCCGAGCAGCTTGCCGTCGGGACCGTAGAGCTTGTGCTTGGCGCCGCTGATGATGCGGTAGCCTTCCTCGGAGTTGATGACCGACTTGTCTCCGATTTTTTCGGCCGGCATCCAGCGCTGCTTTGAGAGCTGGTAGGCCTCTTCCGAAAAGCGTGCGCGGAACCCAGAAGGAGCTATTGAACCAATGCGGTCCAATCGGAAGTCGCGGACAAACTTCTCGTTCTGGTTGATGAAGTCCCCAAGGTACTTGGCCTTTTCCAGGCCAAAGATCTCAGAAGACCTGCGGGCTCCTTCCTTCTGGTCGAGGTTGGTGAAGTACTTTGCCAGGTCGCCCATGAACCCGTCGACATTGTCCCACAGGCCTTTGCCCACACTCCCGTTGGAGGCTGTGTCCTTCAGGATGGCATCCCGGACCTTGCTGATGTCGATGGCCTTGATCAGCGGATGATCCGCTTGCGAGAAATAGAACGCATACGGCAGCACGTCGCGGTCAGTAAGGCGGATACCGCTGCTGTACCTGTTGACTTTTTTACCAGTCAGCCGGTTGATGACCTTCTTGAGCGCTGCGCTGTAGGTGATGTTGAGGCTGTTGCCAGCGTTCATTGCGGCATTCGCAGCCCGGATCTTGTCCTTCATCCGGCTGCTGACAGCCTGGGACTGCTCGATGGCGGACAACTGCTCCGGGCTCAATCGACCCTGAGCAACGCCATCGACCATGCGGGCAGTACCCGGTGTGTTCTCAATAATGGCGCGAAGGCTTTCACGATCCTTGTCTTCTCGGGCCACTACCTCTTCGCTGGACATTGGCCGGATCGTGCCATCGGGCATCTGTTCAGCTAAACCAAGATCGACCAGTTGCTTGGCTGCCAGCGGGTTGGACACATCCTCTGGCTTGAGGACCAGCTTGGTCTTCTCGTCTTGGATTTTGATCTTCTCGTCCAGCTTGCGCCGGGCACGCACCAGGTCGCGCAGCATGGCATTCACCTGAGGCGAGGCCTGCTTCAGATCCGGGAACAGCACCGAGTCGGTCGGCTTGACTCCGAAAGTGCGTTCAATGGTCGCCGCAGCATCGGCCAAGGCCCGGCTGGCGTTCTGTGTCAGAGCAAGGTCGAGAAGTTGCCTGGTGAGTCCCGTGAATCCCTTCAGCAATGCGTCAGGCTTCTGCCCGGCAAGGAGTGCAGCAAAGTGCTCTGCTGCGAGCTCTGAGGCCACGTAGTCAGCCTTTTTGCTGACGGTGTCGTACTTAGCAAGCTCGTCTGCCATCAAGGCATTACCAACGCCCAGCTTGTCGCGGTACTCGTTGAAGCGGGCCTCGATCTCGGCATCGGTCAACGCTCCATCGGCCAGCTTGCGGATGGTGTCGCCTTCCTGAATCCATCGACCAACCAGAGCGTTCTTGATCTCGGTGGCGCCGGCTTCGAGCTGAGTGCTCTTCTCGAGCGCATGGAAGAGCTCGTGCCCGAGCGTGTAGAGCGGGCCGTCTCCGGTGCCTTTGCCGATGATGTCGGCGTTGATAACCACCGCAGGCCGGCCACCTTTGTTCTCAACCTGTACGCCGCGGGCGTTGATTTTGTAACGCTTGGCGAAGTCTTCGCTGGAAAGATACTCAACCTCGACGTCGCCGAACTTGCCGCGGACAAGGCCCTGCAAGTCCATCAGGCTAGATGCAGCATCAACACCGTGCTTATCACGCAACTGTTGAAACAGCGCCTTTGTCGTCGGGTCCTGTTGAGCGTCGATGAACCGCCCCAGATCGCCGGCACGTGCCTCGCGGGCAGCCTTGCCGGTCAGCCGCTCGATGCCACGGGCCGCAAGAGCACCGGCAGCACCCTGCACCATGCCGGTGCCAAGCCCGGCCGCAGCCCCTTCCTCGCCGCCCGACAATCCGCCAAGAACCGTGCCAACAGCAGCACCTTCAATTCCTCCAGCAAGCCCCCTTAGTGAGGAATCCAAAGCAGCGTCCCCACCGTACTGCCCGATCACGCCCAGCATCCGCTGGCGCATATTGGCGCCCGGAGCAGCACCAATGGCCTCTAGCGGTCCAATGCGGGACGGCTGTGTCATCAGGTTCTCGCCGGCACGGGTGATTGCCTCGCCAACCTCGCGGGTGGTTCGCACCGCAGCCGGCACCGCGGCCAAGGCAGCCGCCTCCGGTGCGATGCCGAGGGCTCCGGCAATGCCGGTGGTCGCCGCGGTGGTCCGCAGGGCCTCGGGGCTGACGCTCAGAGCCTCCCCGGCGATGCGCTCCGCCCCGGTCACCAGGCGCTCGACGGGGGCGACAGCCCCGGTGACAGCCCGCCCAGCCAACTGGGCGCCACGGCCGACAGCCCGGGTCGCCAGCTTGCCGGCGCCGAAAGCCTCGCCGATGCCGGGCAGGGCCAGCGTCGGGTCGAGGATCATGGACACGCCCTGAACGAACTCCGGGTTGGTCAGCTCGGGCGGAACGAACAGCCCCTCCTCGCCACGCTCCAGGCGGGCCGTGGTGTTGGCGAAGTCCCGGGCCTCGAGGAACTGCTGGTAGCGCGACTCCTGGGTGCCGGTGCCGGCCACCAGGTCCTTGAACTTGAAGAGCGGCGAGGCCGGGTCCTGGGACTGCGCCACCAGCCCGTAGAGCTGGCGGGTGCCTTGGGCCGCGCCTTCGATGTAGTTCAGCGGGTTGGCAGCCGCGCCCTGGACTCCCTGCGAGATGGCGCCACCGATCATGCCGGCGGCCACATCCACAGACTGCGCGATGGTGTTGAGCCAGTCGGTCTGCCGGGTCTTGGCGTACTCCTCGTATTTGGCGTAGTCGGCGGCCGAAGGCTTGAAGGTAGGGTCCTGCAGCGCCAGCGAGATGTCCTCGCCGGTTGCTGGAAACTGCTCGGCCAGCACCCGTTGCGCCTCGTCCTGGCCAACGGAATCAGGGAACTCGACAACCTGAGAGCCGACCTGGATCTGGTATGGCATATTACTCGATGCGCTTCGTGACTGGATTGTACCTGCGAACACTTCCCTGCGGCTGGGCCGTCTGTTCCATGCCACCGATCTGGCGAAGGTAGTCGTCGGCGAACCGGCCGATGCCGGCCTTCATCGACTTGAATACGGTCGAGCGCAGGTTTGCCTTCTGCTTGAGCACCTTGTCGCTGTCGCCAGGCTGCGGGAAATACTGGCGATCCGCGGCGGCATACTCGTCCTTGCCGATGGCGGCGCCCGACTCCTTGCGCAGAGCGGCGGCGATCCAGTTCTCCTTGGCCGCCTCGTAGATCTTGCGGTCGTCGGTCTTGAGTCGCTCCGGGGTGAATCCGAACTCGGTCAGCCCTCCGGGCCGGTAGCCGCGGCCCACCACGTCGTTGATGGTGCTCTCGTTGAGCATCATTCGGGAGGCAAAGCCCAGCGAGTTGGCCTGCCCCTCGGTCAGGTCCTTACCTTCGACCATCTTGGGCGCAGGCAGGATGTCGACCTTGCCGTCAGCACGCACCACCGTGATGCCACCAGGCAGCGTCTGGGTCTCGATCTGCATCGGGCGCGGCGTGCCGGTGGCCTCCAAGACGCTCCTGATGGCGTCCGGGTTGATCGGGGCACCCAAGCGCTGGAACACATCAATCGCCTGCTTGAAGCGGTCCTGATAGCCGACAGGCTGCGTCTCGGTGACGGTGCGCTGAATGGGCGCAGACTCGAACAACGGAGTCTGCCGCTGCGGGATCGGAGCGATGCCAGCCGGAGGCGGCGTCTGCACTTCGGGCGCTTGCGTGAACTGGGCGCGGTTGGTGCCAGCCGGTATCGGCATGATGTTGCGACCGAGGCCCATCGTGTACTGGTCGGAGCCGCCGAACCGGAAGCCACCGAAGGTCGGGCCCTGTGGCACCTGCGGCGCCGGAGGCGTCTGCATGGCGGCACCAGGGATCTGCTGCACCTGGTAGAAGGGCGTGTATGGCTGCTGCTCGGAGGGCAGCATCATGCTGCTGCTGATGATCGCAGGGGGGGCTGGCACCGCGACCTCCTGAGTGGCAGGAAGCTGGGCGACCTGGGAGATGGCCTGCTCAAGGCCGCGGCGCCGAGCCTCGGCATCCTGCGCGGTCTGCAGGTTGAAGCGGGCGGCCTCGGCCTGCAGATCTTGGATCTCACGAGCCCGCTGCTTGTCCAGTCGATCCAGGTAGAACTCCGCATTGAGCAGCGTGGCCTTCTTCTGCGGGATGGACATCGAAGAGAACTTCTCGATGTCGCCCAGGAGCTTCGACTCAGGGCTGCGCTCGTCCATCACGTTGCCGGACTGCGCCACGGTCTGCAGGTACGGCGCCAGCGACTCCAGGCGCTGCGTGAGGAACTCGTTCTCGGCTTTCTTTTCGCCATACCGCTGCAGCGCCCCACCGATCGCGCTGCCGATCGACTGGATGCCAGCACCGATGCTTCGCCCGGCCTGCGCATACCCCTCGATGAATCCGGGCGCAACAGGTTGCGGGCCGCCGCCTTGATAGCCTGCAGAATAGCCGTAAGTCGCCATATATTGTTATCTCCTGCCAGCAGCAAACCCGCCGCCAACGGCTCCGAGTCCGCTGAAAAGTCCGCCCAGAAGGCTTCCAGTCGCCGACGCGCCGGCAGCATTTGCCGCCCCGATCGCCTGCTGGTTTCCGGCATAGATGTTTTGGGCATAGGCGCTCTCCGGGTTGAACAACTGGCCCGGGTTGAATCCCTGCGCCTGCCCGAGGAAGCCCTGGGACCCGGCGAAGGCCTGCGAGGGCCGCCCCAACACCTGTTGGAAGACATCGCCGTAGACTCCCTGGCCGGCCTGCAGGGCGCCCATGGCCTGCTGCTGGCGCTGCTGCTGCAGCCCGGCGCCCACCATCTGGGACCGGAGCGCCTCCTGAAAGGCAGCCTGCGGGCCCTGAGCCATGCCACGGGCCGTCGAGGCGATCCGAGCCTGCTGCTGGGCCATGCGCTGCTGCTCCGGGGTGAGCTGACCTCCGGCAAGAAGGTTCGACGTCGCGTTGGCCGCCAAGATGTCGGCGATCCGGGCCTGCTCCGGGGAAGCACCGCGGATGGCCTCGCGTGCCTGCGGGCCGAGTCTGGCAATGTCCGCAATGTCGCCAGCCCGGGAGCGTGAGCGGGCGGCCGCCTCGACCTCGCCCATCGTCGGCGCGATCTGCTCCTTGTAGAGCTTCAGGAGCTCCGGGGTGGCCTGGCGCACCAGGTCGAGCTGAAGCGCTTGGTACTTCGGGGCGAACTGCGCCTCGGCCGCATATTTCTCCGGCGCCAGCTCAAGCTGGGTGCGCAGCGTGTCAGCCGTCTCTTGGGCGTAGTTCCGTGGGGGAGGTGCGTCGACTGTCATACGATTTTTGAGGCCACCCGGTAGATGGGCAACGAGCCCTTCCTGTAGGTGGTCAGCTTGCCGTTTCTGTACCCGATGGCCGGGAGGATTGCCGCTTCCGGCCGTGAGTGGAAGAAGGTAGCCGCCACCGCCATCGCGAAGACGGCGCTGTCGGCGGCGAACTGGTGCCAATACCAATGGTCGCCCTCGGGATCGGAGGCCTGCCAAGCCCAAGGCTGCGGTTCAGCACCCTTCTGCCGCCAGCCGATCAGCACCGCCACCACTTTGTCGTCCTGCGTGGCCACCTTCAACGTGCCCTGCTCCGCATGGAACAGCACGTAGTCCTCCAAGGCCTCACGGGTCCAGCCCCGAAAGCTGTCCGGGACCTTGGAGAGCAGGTAGTTGGCGGTCTCTTTGATCATGCCCAGGTGGAGGCGTAGAGAAGGTAGGCCTTGACCTGCCAGTTGGCCCTAGTCAACACGGTGCGAGTGCCGGTGCTGTCGAGGTAGACGAGCTGCGAGTCGGCATCCCCTCCATTCAAAAACACTCGGTTGCCTGGACGAGCCTTTGAAAACCACACGTTGAGGAACAGATTGGTCGTGCTGGAAACAACGGTTCCGATGGAGACTGTGATCGGATACTCGCTGGTCAGGTTTCCGCTGCTCCAAGTCTGCTCGTTGATGACGCTGTGGATGTCTAACTCGTTTCCTGCAACGAATGGCCCGTCGTTTGTCTTGCAACGCAAGACAACTCGGACGAGCTGGGGAAGCACCGATCCGGTGGTCGCAGGAAGCTCGGTGGCTGTGGTGAGCCATTGGACTGCTTGGCTGGCATCCCCGATCGCAGGAAGATCCTTGGCTGTCGTCGTGTAACGCAGAAGACCGTTGGTAAGCGTGCCTCCCGACAGCGTCAGGCCGGAGCCGACCGTGAGTTCCTCAATGTCGCCAGAGGAAGCGGTCGTGCGCCCCAACAGCTTGCCGGTGCTGATCGCTTGAATCTTGGCGAATGTAGCCGCACGAGCAGCCAGCTTTGGCTCGGTTATGACGCCGGTTCCGACGTTCACCGTCGTGCTGGTGAATGTCAGGTCGGTCGAGGACAGCACGGCTGGGTATGCCGACACGCTGTTTCCGTTTCCGATCAGTCGATTGCCGGCGATGGCGGAGAACTTTTCAAGGCCAAGGGAACCGTCCGCCACCGACAGCGTGCCGCCGTCCACCGATCCGGTGACATCGATGCTGGGCGTACCGAGCAGGTTGAGGGTCGATGGCGTCAGCGTGGTCGATGACGTGATCGTGGTCCCGGGCGTGACTGTGACAAAGAGTGGCATGGTTGGTCAGACGTCGTTTTTGCCGTAGAGCCGGTAGGCGATCCCGATCACCTTGGCGCTGTAGATTTCGAGCGAACCCTGGTCGGTGGTCAATAGCGGCTGCACCGAGGCCGAATGCTTACGCAAACGGGCCTTGTGCGAGTAGAACTGGTGCAGCCCGGCCTTCCAGCCGTTGGTGCCGCAACGCAGCACAGGCTGCGTCGAGTAGTCCTCGCGATACGGGTTCAGGAAGTTGTCGCCGGTGTTGCTCGCGGTGTAGGTGCCGCTGCCGTAGGTGTAGTAGGCCGTCCGATCCTTGGTCTGGTCGGTCGCCACCACGTAGGACTCGTTGACCCCATCGAACTGTGCGGTGATCGAGTAGCGGGTGTTCCAGTTCCCGAGCTCGAACTGGATGTCGGTCCATTGCTTGTGGTCGACGTTGTCCTCGCCGGTGTAGCCTCGGAACCTCACCTCGGTGCTGATCTGGGTCGAGATCCCGGTGCGGTTGACGTCCACGAGGGCCTGCGGATCGAACTGGTGGATCAGACCGCTCTCATCGGCCCAGCACAGCGCATCGGTTCCAGCAACCACCAGGCGGCACCAGTAGCGCGGGATCAGCAGCGAGCCCTCCCAGTAGCCTTCCCAGGCCTTGTTCAGGAAGTTGTAGACCAGCGTGCGCTGGTTGGTGCCGTCCCCACCCTCAATCGGCACGCTGATGATGTAGCGGTTGGCGTAGTACGTGGCGCAGGCGTTGGACCAGTAGGCCTGGTCGATCTCGTCGACGAGGTTCTGAATCTGGTCCGAGAGCGGCAGCACCACCGACTGGCTGATGCCGAACTCGGTCTGCCGGAGGCTGATGATGCCGCGCTGCGAGAGGAAGATGACGTCGGACCCGGTGCCGGCGATGGATGACTGCGACACGCAGCCGAACTCTCTGGTGATCTCCGTCAGGCGGGTGGTCGAGAGATCGCCATAGAGGTTCTCCACCGCCAGCACCGAGCGCTCCTTGAAAACGAGCAGCGTCGTGCTGTTGAACGGGTAAAGGGCTACCACCTTGTCGTTCGACCCGGTGTTGAGCTTGAACTCGTTCAGCACCGGGCTGTAGTGCAGAGGGTCCAGCACGTCGGACACGGCCAGGTAGTCGTTGCCGTAGAGCAGCAGCAGACGGTTCTGAAAGTAGAGACCCTCTCGCCCCGGAGGCACCGCGGCACCGGAGGCGCTCGAGCGCTTGATGGAGCCGGTGATGCCGCTGTTGTCGACGTCGACTAGGGTCGAAGGCATCGCGACCGATGCGGTAGGGGTCGTCGAGAATGTGCCGCCAGCAACGATCGTGACAGCCGTCACCTTGCCGTTGGTCACGGTCGCCGTGAGGCTGGCAGCCACAGATGCCGTTCCAGATACCGTGATGGCCGGGGCCGTCAGATAGCCTGATCCCTGGTTGAGGATCGTGACGTTGGTGATCGAGATGTTTGGCGAAGTCCCGCTGGTGGTCAGCTCAATGATCGCCCGGCCGGCATCGTTCAACGAGTCGGTCTCCTCGGTGGTGCCGGAGAAGAGCTTCAGCGTGTTGTTGTCGGTCGGGAAGACGTAGTAGATCTTGCTGTCGACGCTGGAACTTCCGCTGACGTTGGACAGCGTGACCTGATCGCCTGGGATGAAGTTGTGGTTGTAGACCGTGATCGTATCCCCGGTGGGATCGCTTCCGACGATCGACAGCGTGGACGGGATGCGGTTGAACCCAGCGTCCAAGGCCGACGGGTAGGTCGCGTTGCCGCTCATCATCAGCGGCATCCCGTCGTTCAGGTTGTTGACGATGTCCTGCGCCAGATCGTACCCGGTGGTGTTGCTGGCCAGCTCGATGTAGTAGCGGGCCCCGTTCTCCGGGTTCAACGGCAGGGCGTTGGTCTTGGTCCTGGCATCCGACAGGCTCAGGTGCAGCGAGACCTCGGTGTTGACCACGTTGACCCAGAATTGGAAACCCTGCCCGGCGCCGGTAGATCCGGTCCACAACGGAGAGACATCTCCAACACCACCGACCGTCACGATGTCGCCTGTGCCTAGGTCGGGCACCACGTTCAGGTTGATCTCGGTCGAGGCCTCCTGCGATAGCACGTTGTCGTTCTCAAGCAGGATGGCCCCTCCCCCTTCGTTCTCAATCGTGTCTAACACCAGGCCGGTGATGTCATCGAAGTAGTAGCGGGCGTTGCCTGGGCGGAGCATCACCACACCGTTGGTCGCCTGGATGAGGCGCACCGGGAGGTAGATGTCGTGACCGTTGAGCGGGATCTCCACCGGGCTCTGGTTGGGCCGCACGCAGTACATCTTGCCCTGCCCACCGTCCGAGGTGCGCACCTCGTTGGTCGCCACGATCAGGGCGCTGGCCCCGGTGTCCGGGTCGCGGTAGGGGAGGACCCCAAGGATGTCGTCGAACGGATCGGTGGAGCTGTAGAACTGCACCGTGCGGTTGACCGGAGGTCCGGTGAACGAGATGGCCGCGGTCGAGAAGATGCAGTTGGTGCTGTTGTCCAACAGGCAGCGGGTGCCGTTGGCGAACACAAGCACGTTGGCCACCGGATCGGAGCAGATGATCGTGTCCTGCGGGATCGTCGTGCCGCTGACGGGTGGCGCCCCAACAGAGTTGGACGTGACCGTGACCACTCTGGAGGCTTTCTGCCACTTGCCGCCCCACTTCGGCTGGACGATACCCCAGCGGTTCTTGATGACCTGGTCCTCAAAGCGGCGGTTGACCGCCCCTGACACGTAGGACGTCGGGATCAGGGCCGGCTCGATGCGCGAGATCACCCCAACGAATCCATCGTCGATAGCTCCAATCTGGGGTAGGTCAGCCATGGTCAGCGGTTGGGCACGATAATCTGGCGCACGTACTTCTCCTGCAGCGCCACCTTGTCGATCTCCTTGGTCAGCTCCACCTCACCGAGCTCCAAGAACTGGTTGCCGAGGTCGATCTTGCCGTCGACCCGAAGCATCTGGCCGGCAGCCTTCAAGGCGCACACCTCGGCGAATCGGTATGGGAATGCGTAGGCGCTGGCCTCGCCGGCTGTGGCCAGCAAAGGAGGTGTCTTGCGGAACTCCAGCCAGACGTATGGGAGCTGCTCCTCGATCAGAATGCCATCGTCGGTGAACGTGTAGCGTGGCTCCTGCTGGCGCCAAGTCACCCGAGGATCATCGGGCCAGACCGAGAAGGCCTCACCGATCTCAATCGTGCGGGCGCTGCCGTCAGGGTTGGCCGTCTGCGATATGTTTCGCAGGAACTTATTCAGCACTCCCCAGTAGGCCGGAGTGGTCGGGGTGGTGCCTGCCGGTGCAGCCCCATAGAGCGCATAGTACCGTTGGGTCTCCGGGTATAGGACGATGTCACCGATGTTGTAGGTCACCGTGGCATCCCAGTCGCCTTGACTGTTGCCATAGTCGGGCTGCGCCTCGGCCCAGAACTGCGAGTTGATCGTGCCACCAGGGCCCCCGATGGTCGGAGGGTTGCCGGAGTTGATTGAGCCGACGTACTGGTAGTACTTCTGCTCGACCTTGTAGTAGACCACCATGCCGCCCGAGTAGAGCTGCGACGAGCTGTAGTTGGCCGCAAAGAACTCCTGCTGGTAGACCGTCTGCTCCGGCCAGTTGAAGCACTCCCAGGCGCTCCGCAGGCTCATCGAGATGAACGTGCGGAAGAAGTTGGCCTCCTCGGTCGTCAGGGTGCTGAAAACGCGCCCGGTGAGCTCGCAGGCGCGTTGCAGCACGTAATCGTAGGTGACGGTCCTCATTGGCTACCAGGATTTGCAGGCCCAGTACTTGGCCTTCAGCTTAGAGCCCGGGTCATCGCATCCGTGCCGAGCTCGGAAGCTCGCCCGGCGCTCCGGGATGTGCTTCTTGATCGTCATGTCCGGGTCGCCGAAACGCACCAGAGCGACCTGGTCGCCTTCCTTTGCCAGGACAGCGAACTTCTTGTTCTCGCCCGGTGTGCGCTTGGGCTTGTTGTAGCCCGAGAACTTGTTGCCCTTGTAGTTGATCATTGGGACTTCGGTAGGACGTACCAGCCGGCGGGCAGTTCGACTCGCGATGGCCCGACCAGTTTTTTGTTGGAATCGAAAGCGTAGACGCTGGCCTTGATGGGCTTGGCCAGCATCACCGGATCACCGGAAGGCACCAGGACCACCTTCGTCTGGCAACCCAGGCAGATCGGCAACACGAGCAGCCAGATCATCCTTGAGAGCCTTTGGAGCTTGGCCATGTTCGATCTCGGTGGGTGGTTTCTCGCGGACCCAGTCCAGTAGCGCCTTGAGGATCTGGTAGATCCAGTTCACGGCTTCGGCGGCTCGACGGGCTTCTCGGCATCCTTGGCCCAGATCAGGCCCGCCCCGGCGGTCACCGCGGCGATGGTCGAGGTGATGTCGAGGCTGGTGCTGGGATCACCGTCGAACAGGGCCTTCAAGGCCCCGCCAATGGCGACCAGGATGGCGCCGATACCGGCTAGAGTGGTCTTGGTGTTTTTCATTTCTTCCAGGCTTTGTAGAGGGCGATGCAGGCCGCAATGAGGCCGACCACGGCGGAGACGAAGCGGATGCCGTCGGTGAGCTGTGGGAGCAGCGAGGCTGCTGTGGCTGCTGCCGCGGTGCCCAGCGACAAGGCTAGGCCGTTCGTTCCGCCGTGGTTGGTTGCGTCCATGGTTACTCGACGGGCTTAGGTGTCTGCGATTTGATGACGGTGGCCTCGATGAGGTCGTAGAGCGGAAGGCCGACCCTCATGTTTGGGACGTTGGTGGCCTTCATCGCGATTTCGACGAGCTGGGCAAGCTGCTGGGCCTGCTGGAGCGTGAGTTCGATCTTGATCATGCGGCGGAAGCATCGGCAACCGGAGCTTCGTCGGCAACCACAACCGGAGCGGGAGGAGCCCACGGCAGCGGCAGAACGACAACCGGCGGGTTGATCTGGTTGTTGATCTGCGCGGTGACGTTCGCTTCGATGGCGGTCTGATCGACTCCGTTGGCGAAGCACCAGCCGAGAACCTGATCCTGCGTGAGGTCAGGATACGGCGTGAAGGCCTCCGTAGGAGGCGCGAACGACGCGCTGCCGTAGCAGGTGCCGCTGTAGGTGCCATCAATGCCGTTGCAACGCCAGTCGGCGGTGATGACGACATCGGTGAGGGAGCCTTCGACGGGTTTGCAAAGAAGGCGTTCGATGATCCAAGAGAGGGTGGGCATGGTGGTATGGATTAGGCGAGGGTGATGTTGGCAACGCGGGTGGTGCCGTCGGTGCCACGAACCGAGATGCGAAGGTTGGTGTTGCTGGTCAGATTGAAAACCATTTGGCTGTTAGCGGCCAGAGTTGGAGCGGTTCCGGTTACGTTGGAGATGACGTTGCCGGTGGAGTCAAAATACATCCGATCGGCGCTACTCGTGCGAATAGCAAGACACTCGCTTGCGGGGTTTGAAATGCCTGCGTTCTGAAACCAGAAGTTGAGAACTGGGTTTGAGCTGAACCCGCTTGAGACGGGGGCTTGAATGGTGACAGCGGCTAAGGCAGCGGCAGGCGCAGCAGCTCGGCTAAACAACGCGCAGACACCGCTAGAATCAATCGCGTGAATCTTTGCTTGCGGACTTCCCCCCACGCCCAGCCCCGTGGAGTTCAGGGTCATGGCGGTGGAACCGCTGACGGACCAAGTGCTGACTCCGGTGGAATCGATGCGGTAGCGTTCCGCCATCGTGCCAAGGGAATTACAGGTGCCAATGACTAGATATCCAGCATTGTTTCCGCTGGTGCCGTTTTCCTTTTTGCCGCTTATGTTGGCAAAAGCTTGAAAGGTTGTGGCATCGTACAATCCACCAAGACCAATCTGACCACCAACATCAACAGCTTGAGCGACTGAAGTAAAAACCCGCAACGCATTGGTTGGTACAGCGTTGTCGACTGCAGGATTTGTTGAGAATCGAACGTCAAGAGCAGAGCCCGGACTCGCCGTCCCAATACCCACCCGATTGTTCGCCGAATCCACCTTCAGGGTCGAGGTGTCCACCGTCAGATCGCCGGTGATGGTGGCGGAGGCGAGGCTTGCGATCGCATTAGCCTGCAGAAGCTGGTTTGTGGTCACACGGCAGGTCGTGCCGGACGCAGCCATGCTGTTGTTCGACACGTCCACGATGGGGAGGACGTCGTTCGCCGGGTCAATTGCTCCGATGGGAGCTAGGGCTGTGATTTTGGTGTCTGCCATGGCTAGTTCGCTTGGATGATGAGTTTTCCGTCGTCCTCTTGCCGAAGGAAAGTCACGTCGTCCTCCAGCATCAAGGAATCAAATGTACCGTAGGTGATGACGATCTTGTAGGTCGGCTGCCCCTCATCGTACTCGAGGAGGGTGAAGCCATCGTCCTCTCGCAGCAGGTCGCGCCGGATGATCGGTAGGTCGGCGCCGCCGCCAGCCCCTCCAAGGGCTTGCTCGACGCCGAGTCCTAGGCCGAGTCCCAGTCGCATCTCAGACCCACTTGCGGTTGTAGGCGATGATCGCCCCGGAGGATACAGCCACCGAGGTGAACACGCCCGAGATCGAGTCGCCGGCCTGAATGGTCACGCCGGCAGGGAAGTTGGTGATGTTGGAGGACACGGTGCCCAGGATGGACGTTGAGACCGCATGGATCTCCATCCAGTTGCCGGTCACGGTGCCGGCCGAGGCGTCGATGTATCGACCACCGTACTCGCCGGCCAACTGACGATTTGCTCCGACATTCATAGGTTGAACTTCTGGCTGCTTCGCTTTGTGCCACCGCTGAAACCGACCTGCAAGCGTGTAGCCCCGCAGCGCACTCGCACCTCGGGGTTGTCACGCTCCACTTCCTTGAGAAACTGGGAATCCTTCCAGCAATCGTACCCGTACTTGGTGCCCCAGGCATGGTAGAGCGTCGGATCGATCCGCATCCGAAGACGGCCGATGCCGTCGATGCTGCGCAGGTCGGCCTGGGAATCCCTGGCGATGCGCTTCTGCTGGATGCCGGCCTGCACCCAGTCCTTCTGGATGCCGGACTGGAACTCGTTGATTACAGCGCGGCGCAAGTCGCCGGGCAGGTCGTCGAGGGCGTTGGCGAGTACCGAGGTGGCGGAATTGTGAACCATTGGAAAGGGGAAGAGGGGGAGGCCCTGTGCAGGCCTCCCCCGGTGTGGCGACGATTAGCTCGCGCCGTTGAACATACCGAAGCCGGACGGGTTCTTGCAAACCAGGCCGGCGATCGCCTCGACGAGGCGGCCAGGACCACCACCAGCGTCAGGCAGCGGCTTGACCTGCGGCAGCTTGGCGTAGCGCACCTCGACCATGTCCATCGGGATCACGTAGCCCTTGTAGGCCTGCGCAGACAGCGATGTGCCGTTCTTGCCGCCAATGAAGGTCGACGGGTGCAGGATCAGGCGGCCGAAGTCGCCCTCGAAGATGTCGATCGACGCTTTGAAGGTGTCGGCCGACAGGTCTTGGTTGAACGTGCGGACGCTCGTCGCGGCGATGCTGTTGGTATTGGCAACCTGGGTCGTGCCGGAGGCAGTCAGGTTGGTGAACGCACGCTTGAGCGTGGTGCCGAGGATACAATCGTAGTCCCGGAAGGTACCGGTATTGCCGTAGACGGCCGTCAGCACGTTCTGGGCGGTCGCCTCGGTGAAGGAAGCGCTGGCCGTGGTGTCCACCGCGCCGGAGGCCGGCAGGAACGGCGAACCGGAAGCGCAGGCGCCGATGTTCGAGGCATTGGTGCTGTTGAGCCAGTTGCCGAGCGAGCCTGTCAAATAGGCGTTGCTGGTGCCGTTGTCGGCCTGCGCAGCCTGGTTGGTGCACATGAAGGTCGACTCCATGTCGCGCTTGATCTCGACGAGCTTCTTGGCAATGCCGTTGGCCAACTCATCGGTGACGCCAGCCACATCTTGCGTCTCGGCGATGAAGCCGATGCGGAGGTCGCGGCGGAACGCCTGGCCGTAGTTGTTCAGACGGGTCCGGTTGGTCACCGGGTTGGAAGCGTTGGCAACGGTCACGTCGGTGCCGTCAACAACACCCTGAAGCACCGGGGCGCCATAATTGTCCACGAGCCAAGAGAACTGCATATTCCCGATGTCCTTGCCTTTGGGAGACATGGACACGAACGGGGTCGACTTGGCGTCGACGATGGCGATGTAGTCCGCGAGATCCTCACGGGCCGCAGACGTAGAAGCGAGCGGCACAGAGCCGCCCTGGTTGGGTTGGAGCAGGGGCATGGTTAGAGCATCCTTTTGAGTACTTGAGCCAATTCAGTAGTTGATCCAGAGCGTCGGAATTGGGACTTGGCGGCCTGCAGTTGGGCCTGGGCTGCGTCCTTCTTGACGGGCGCTGCCGTTGGCTTGCCTGGCTGGCTCGGGGCCTTCGCAGGAACACGAGGCAACGAGGGCTTCCCCTTCGCAGACTCACGCTCCAGACGCAGGCGCCGCCCCTCGATGAAGTCGCCGATCAGCACCTGGTACTCCGGGAGCTGCGAGATCTGCGGCAGTTGCCGCAGGACCTGCTGCGCTGCCGTATACTCGGCGCTGGAACGGTCCTTCCACCAAGGATAGAGCTGCTCGGCCACCGGCTTGATCTGCTGGTAGGACTGCAGGAACCGAGCACGGTTGGGGATGTGCAGGTCGATGGCGTCTTCTACACGCCGCCGGATCTGCTTCACGTCCTCCGCGCTGTACTCCTTGCCGTCCACCTCGCACCCGTCGATGTTGTCCTCGCACCACCGCTTCAGGTTCCGGGCCTTAGTCCACTCATCATTGAGCTTGGTCACGTCCCAGACGTCGCTGAAAGGGTCGGATTGGTTCGCAACAGCAACAGGCCGATCGGCCGTCTGCTCGAGCTTCGCCTTCGCATCGTTGAGCTCGCGCTCCAACGCCTCGGCACGCTCCATCGCCTCTTTCTTCTGGCGAGTGAGCTTGTCGATGCGCTTGCGCACACCCAGCGACTCCTCCTCTTCCTCCGTTTCCGAAAGAACTTCCTCGGGCGACTCGGCCCGTGGTTCCGTTTGTTCTGCGGTCGGCTCCGCAGCCTCGGCCTGATCTTCCGCACTCGCGGTCTCAGACTCCGGCGGTTGTTGCTCGACGGGTGCTGCCTTGTCTTCCTCCCCGCTGAATCGTGTCTTCAGCAGCTTGGCCAACGCCGATTCGTCGAACTGCATCGGGTTGATCGGGGGCGGTGCCGTGTTTTGGGCAGGTGTCGCTTCCTGCGTAGTAGCATTCGGGATGTCCATGCGGTTTAGACCCTGCAAGCCGGGTATGGTGCGCCAGGGTTGTTACAGGCCAACCCAGAAGCCGTTGATTGAGTGAGAGCCTATGGCCGACCGGAAGTCAACTGGCTAGCACTTCGCAGCAGCCTTATGGAGCTGCTGAGATCCTTGATGGCAGCCGCCCGGCCGCAGTTGTAGGCACGGTCCTCGGCGGACAGGTTGGGCAGGATGCCGGCCAACACCTCGGACTCCTCTTGGTCGGAGATGATCTGCAGGAACGCCTTGATCACCGGGTGCTCGTCGCTGACCGACAGCGCCTCCTTGAGCTGCTCCTCGTTCACGCCTGCACCCCCAGGCGGCCGGTGACCGCGTTCTGCTGCTGCTGGATGCTGAACTGCAGGTTCTCGAGGTACTTCTGCAGGTTAGCCTGGAACAGCGGGTCCTGCTGCAGTTGGGCCTGATACTTCGGGTTGCTCTGCAGCACCTGCTGGCTGAACTGCAGGCGCATGGCCGCGGTCGGATCGTTCTCCCGAAGCTGCGGCGGGTTGCCAAGGCTCATCAGCGCGATCTCGTCGTTGGTCTCGTTGAACATCTTCTGGGCAGCCGGACCCTGCTGCATCACGAGCTCGGTCGCCAAGGTCGGGTCAATCGCCCGGAGCGCCACCGAGATCAGCTTGGCCCGGTCGATCACACCGGCGGTGTCCAGCGGCAGCACCAGCGAGCTGATAGCCTTCAGCTTCTCGGTCACCAGGTCTGTGCTCAACTCCCGGATGTCGAACTTCAGCATCACGTCGAAGTCCTGCACGTTCTCAGGCAACGGCGTCTGCGAGGCCGTGATCCGCTGGATCTCAGCCGGGCCGATGTACTGCAGGGTCAGAGCCAGCACCTGGCGGAAAGCCTCGGTCCACCCATGCAGCCAATTGTTGATCAGCCGCTGCTGCCGCATCTGGGTGATGACAGGCGGGACCTTCTCGGTCGGCCTCCCGAAGTAGCGGTCGGTCTGCGCCTCCACCGAGGCCATGAGCTGGAAGGCAACCCCTGGCTCCCGGGCGGGCGGCGCCATAAACCCAATCTCACCGCGGCGTAGGACGGGCACCTGGACCGCGGGGCCGATCTTCAGGTTGCCGCCGCGGGTCTTGGGCACCTCGATGGGCGGCAGCGTGGCCAGACTCGTGTAGTCGAACACCGAGTCGCGCTGCGCCTTCACCTCCTCCTGCCAGGTCATGCACACCTCGGGCACACCGCGGCTCTCGGTGATCTGCCGGTGGATCAGCTCCGAGCGCCAGACCACGAACGGGTACTGGCCATGCGCATAGTCCAAAGCCTCGAAGTAGCCCCACTTGTCGCCCACCTGAGGGCTGAACACCGTGTAGAACACGCCCGGCACACCGTCCTCATCCACAGCCTTCTGGTAGGCATACACCACCTCGATCAGGTTCTCCCGGTCCAAGACCGAGTTCTGCGCGATGCCCAAACTGTAGGTGTAGTCCGCGAAGTTGCTGAACCGGCCCATCGTGTTGATGGCCTCCTGCGCCCACTCCGCATCCCAGTCCTCGGTCTCCACCTTGTTCAACAACTGCGCCTCCGTCATGTAGAAACGCCGGAACACCACCCGGGCAGACTGGATGTCGGTCGTCTCAGGCGGGAACGTGATCTCGTCCCAAGGCGCCAAGGCCGCAATCATCGGCTTGTTGGTCACCATCGTCGGCACCGGAAAGTCGCACTCGCCCTCCTCGCGCAGCTCCCGCACCGCCTTCAGCGCCCGACGCTTCTTCAGATTCGGGAAGGCAGCCTGCAACAGCTCCGCAGACTGGTCGTCAGCCTCAGGGTTCGCGAGCAGGTTGGGCAGATCAGCCAGCACCGAGCCCTCAGGCGACTGCGCGGCCAAAGCCATCACCTGGTCCATCGTCAGGTACTGCTCCTTCTGCCCCAACTCCTGCTGCCAGGTGACGTGCACCCCAGCCCACCCATAGGTCCACAGGTACTGCGACAACAGCTCCACCTCGCGGGTGAGGTCGTTGTACATCTTCGCGTTCACCGTCCAGTCCATCAGGTTGTGCGCCGTCACAGCCTGGTCGAGCTGGCTGATGTTGGTCGGGCTGACCCGGAGCATCGAGCGCCAGAAGCTGGTGCTGCAGAGGTCCACAAGGCCGTTCACCACCTCGTCAGCCAACGGAATACGGGTGTCGCTGGCACCGTCCCAGGGGAACGCAGGCTTGCCGCGGCCGGCATCATTCCACTTCTTGCCGTCATCGGTCTGACCAGCCCAACGGCAGAACCGCACGTTCTCGACACGGTCCACCCGGGCCATCACACCATAGTCCGTTGCCGAGCGCCGGAGCTCCTCGGTCAATGCGCTGACATCCGGCTCCGATCCGACCCGAGCCATCAGGTCGGTCGCCTTCTTGTAGGAATCTCCTTGCATACGTGTCTGGTTTAGTATCCGCCGCCTCCGCGGGAATCAAAGCCCCCGCGGCCCACATAAGCAAGACCGGAGACCAACAGCATCCCGAGACAGTCGATCGGGTCCTTGGTCGCACCCTTCTGCCCATCCCGGCCCGTATGCTCCGAGAGCGCATAGACCAGGTTGGCGCAGTCCTTCACCACGTACAACGAAGGCTCGTTCAACGGCGTCAAAGGCTGGGTCGCATCGTAGGACAACAGGCTGTTGATCGCGCTGGTACGCTGGTCCACAGGCACCCCGGGGGCCGGTAAAAACGCCATAGGCTCGTCGGTCGGGTCATCAGACTCCGCCAGCAGGTCGATCAGCGTGGTGCCTCCAGCCTCAGAAAGCGCCGGACTCCCGCCAGCCTTCGGGTCAATCAACCGCATGACCGGCTCGCCGTAGCCCAAGTCATCCTCGATCTGCCGGAACAAAGCACGGTACTCCGAGATCGACCTCCCAGCCTCCAATGTCTGCGCAGGCCCCAGCTTTCCATCCGGCTTCTCCCCAGGCAAAGCCCACTCCCCATAGTTCGCGAAGTCCGGGAACTCCCGTACCACAATCCGGCGCCCATCCTCGTACGCCAACAGCCACAGGCAGAACCAATTCCGCGCACCAGCCGGATCGCAGACCATGTACAACGTGCCACCAGGCGGCACCGCGGATGCCTCGATGCAATGCACGTCCGCCCGAAACCGCGCAAAGGCCTTCCCAATGCTGTCGCTCGCCCACCCATAGGCCCGGGTCAACACCTGCCCGACAGGCGATGCCACCAGCTTCGACTTCATCTCGTCGAACGGGTTGTAGGGGTTGTCCTCCGAAAAGAAAAACACCACCCTCCGGTTGGTCCCAGCCTGCACCATGGTACGGGCAGCCTTTCCCACAGGCCACGTAGGCAGCGCCTGTTTGCCCCTGAGCAACTCAGCATCAGCAAAGGCCGTGATCGCAGACCCAGCCGTGAACTCCTTGTACACGCTGGCCACACCCTCCAGCGGTGTCTGCGTCACCAGCAGCTTGCCACGCCTCGTGATCAGCCTATACCGCAGCGTATCCACCCAGCTCTGCGGCACCAACTCGTCACACCAGATCAGGTCCGCCTCCCGACCCTCAATCGTGTTCTCCGACTGCGTGTAGTTCAGGAAGTCACACCGGCTGCCGTTAGGCAGGATGAATGAGCCATCTGTGAAACCATTCTTCCGGCTGTAGTTCAGATAGTGAATCCGCCCCTTCTTGGTAGCCCTTAGCGCGACAGGCAGGTAGTTGTAGATCGCAGGCTGCTGCACCGTCACCGAGGTCGCATGGCTAGTGTGACAACACAGCACCGAGGCGTTCTCCTTCTCAATCAGCGTCTGCACAACACGCCGGGCAGCCCACAGCGTCTTGCCAGCACGATTACCACCAGAGATCAAAAGCTCCTGCGTGGCCTGGTACTCGGCATTCGCAATCTCCCAATGGTCAGGAATAAAACCATAGGTGTACGGGTCAGCCTTCTCCAATAGGACCAACTGCGTGCGCTTCTGCCGTAACTCGGCAGCACGGGGATGCGAAGCGTCGACTCGAGGGATGACGGGATGCAACGGTTGCTCGTTCCACCAGATGTCATTGCAGGCGGTGGAGCAGAAGCGCTTTTGCTTGGAGCCTTCGCGCTGCTTGATGACCTCGAAAGGCTTCGAGCAGGTGAGGCAGAGGGGTTGGCTCATTTGCTATATTTTTTCGTTTCTATAACCCGTCGACTTTTAGCGCTACCGCGGAATGCCCGACCCCCTCCCCCGGGGGCCCGGGGCTGCCTGGTGCTGCCTGTGCACCGCGGGGAGGGATGGGGGGTAGGACATTGGGCTGTCGCAGGTGCCTCGACACGCATTCCGACCAATGTTTACGCGGGTTTGCTGGGTGTCGTCGTTCCCAAGTGAATATAATACGTATTGTGCACGATTGCGCTGAAACAGGCCTGTTTTCGATGTTTTCGGAAGGCGGCTCCGGGTGGGGTCGGACATTTAGCGGTAAAGCGGTCAGGCCCCATCCGGGATCTGCTCGTCGTTCACCGGGGTCACGTCCCGCTCTTTCAAGTCCTTCATCAAGTCTCGGTGGTTCACGGAGGCGGTCATGGCGAGGTGGATGCTGGTGGGCTGGCCTTTTATCGTGGCCAGCTTGTCTGTTAGCACCGCCACCGCTACGGGCAAGCTACGGTCATCAATAAAAGCCATAGATTCCTCGGCAAGACGCCTAGTGCCTTTCCACAAAGCAACCTCCAGGAACCCTGTCACATCCTTTCGCCAGTCTTCCTCGTTCTCCGGGTAATCGGATGGAACCTTGACCCCGCGGATGTATTTGAAGGTGGTGTGGGAGGACAGCCCTGTCTCCGCGGCAATCTTCTCAAGCGGCTTATTTAGAATGATACCCTCGACGATCTTGTCGGCTTTCTCCTGATCCAGCTTTGAATTGCAATGTTGATTGGAAGGTGGCTTGACGTAGCCAACCTCTTCTGCGGCTTTCCTGACCTTATCCTTGAACTCTTTGGACAGCTTTGGGTCATCACGTAACGCCCAGGTCACTCGGTTACGATCTGTTCCTGCCTTGGCGGCCACATCATTCAGGGATGCTCTGGTCTTCTTACCCGGCATAACCCTTGAACCCGTAGGGGTATTCGCCCCAATGGTTGAGTTGTTTGGTTGGCTTGTAGGCGTAATGGGGGACGTCGCACAGGGACAGCCTGAGGGCTGCAGCGTAGTCCTCGGAGAGGTATTCGGGCTGCCCTGGGAGGGTCTCGAAGGCGAATGGCATCCAGAGGGTGGGAAACTCCGGGACCGCCACGTCCTTGCACCAGTCGATTTTATATGGGGGCTGCACTCCTGACCCTCCAAGCTTGGAAAGTGCGCCTATAAGCGATCCTCGAGCGATTGCGAGGCATCCGCTTGCGAACATCCGGATCGGCACCAGCTCCGCTGCGCACTCGGCATTGGCAAGCTGGTGTTTCAGGGCTTGGAGGTGCTCGGCTAAAGGGCGGAGCGCTGGGCGTGCCGGGAGCGACCGGCAGGAGTAGGGGATGCAGACGGTTGCCTGGTGCTGGTGGGCGAGCTCCGCGATGCGGATGATGTCTGCTGGGTCGAACTCGATGTCGTGGTCGATCTGGACCCAGACGTCCTTGCCGGAGTCGAGGAACCACTTGGTGGCCCTGCAGCGTGAGCGGCTGATGAGGGCGTCCTCGCGGATGGCCCGTAGGTCGGTCTGGCGGTCTGACCGGGCGAAGTGGGCGGCTAGGCCGATCCAGGACATCAGGCAGGCGGCTGACACTCCGCCGTAGGCGTACATGGAGACGTGCATAGACGGCCTAGTGCCTGCCTTGGTCTCTGGCTGCGGCTTGGTCGGTGGTGCTGCTGCGTACAGGAATGGATCATCCATCGGAGGGGAGGGTAGGGGTTTGGGTGGTTGTCGGGCAATGGGATTGGCGTTCTGCTGCGAGGTGGGCCTCGTGACCTTTGCTGATGAGGTAGACCACGCTGCCGCGGGGGACCTTGCAGATCCTGCCTATGGTCTCAAGGGCGAGGCCTTGGTCCCTGAGCTGGTAGGCTTTGAGACAAAGCTCCGGGGTGTACTTCTGGGTTTCGACCTCTTCTACCGGGTGGAGCATGGGGTCCGGCCTGCCGTCTGGCAGGAACTTCTGGCCTTCCGGGTAGGACATCCAGCCTGCCTTGACGGCCTTGGCTATCAGTCCCTGTGCTTCGGCCAATAGCTTGGCCCGTTGTATTTCGTATGGCTGCCTCATGTATCAGAAGTCTGGGGTTGGATCTGAGAAACGGCAGTACTGGCCTTCGTAGTGTAGTTTGACGAGGCCACACTCGCCGTCTCTTTGTTTTGCGATGATGATGGAAGCCTCACCGCTAGCTTCCTTCCTGTCACGGTCCAACAGCATGACCAGGTCGGCATCTCTTTCGATCTGCCCGGAGTCTGCTAGGTCGGTGAGTCGGGGCTGACGGCCTTTGTCCTTCTCGTTCTCGCGGTTCAATTGTGCCAAACACAGCATGGCCACTCCTGTCTGGACTGCGATGTCCTTGAGCTTGCCTGAGACCTCGGCGATCTCGTAGGTACGTTTCTCCGAGCGGTCGGCTGCCTTCACCTTCTGCAGGTAGTCGACGATCACCAGGCGTACTTGGTGCTTCCTGACGGCACGCCTGACGTTGGCTGTGATGCTGGCGATGCTGTGGCTGCTGGAGCCGTCGAGGAAGTAGAGCGGACTGCCGCTGATCTTGCCCGAGGCTGCCATCATCGACCTCATGTCTCCCTCGGAGAGGTTGCCGCTCTTGAGGCTCTGCATCGAGACGCTGCCTATGGTGGCCACCGTCCTTCTGAAGATGGCCTCCTTCGACATCTCCAGGCTTACGAACAGGGTGGGGACCTTGTCCTGGACGGCTGCCTTGTGCGCGATGGCGATGGCGATGGCTGTCTTCCCGATGCTGGGGCGGGCTGCCATGATAGCCATCTCCCGGAGCTGCAGACCGTCGGTCTTGTGGTCCAGCCAATGGAAGCCGGTGGCGATGCCCGAAAGACTGCCCTTCCGGTTGAACCTGTCCTGCATCTGGTCGATGAAGCTGCCTGCGACCTGCCTCGAGGTTGAGAGGGTCTCACGGGAGACCTCAATGGCGAGCCCTGCTTCGGCATTGGAGACGATTTGATCCGGCTGGAGGGTCAGGACAGCGGACTCCCGTATCAGACGCTCCCCAGCGTCTCTGAGCTGGCGACGATGGGTGGCCTCGGTGATGCCTTTGATGAAGTACGGCAGGTTCGCGGGCGATGGGCAGGCCTCCATGGCCTGATTCCAGGCATCGAATGGGATCGGAAGTTGGCCGTAGGCCTTCTTCCATTCCTTCCCGAGGTCTGCGAGCGCAGGCTGCTTGTTGGCTTGGACCAGGCTGCGGATGCAGTCGAAGGTCAGCCGGAGGCTGTCCTGGGTGATCCAGTCGCTGCGGATCTCGGATAGGGCATCCGAACAGGTGTCGATGGAGCCGGTGAGGCAGGCGCCTATCATCCCCAGCTCGTCGTCCTTCGGGAAGTAGACGTCGCTCACACCGAATCCCTCCAGTCCAGTTCCTTCTTGGCCTGGGGCTTCTGTTCTCCGGTGGACAGCCCGGCCGGGCGGTAGATTCCCTTCCAGCCCGATGCAATCGAGTGTTCCACGATCGATGGGAACTCCGAAGGAGTGAACTCTCTGGCCCACTTGGTCATGGCTGCAGTCAGCCCGGTCTTCTTGTAGGCCTCACGCTTCTCCGACTTGTACCGTAGCCACAGCCGGACTGCCTCGAGGCAGTTCTGGGTGCGCAAGGCTTCCGGGAGCTCAACGCCATGGGCAACCTCCCACTCGGACTTCGGTGTCTTAGTATCTTTATTAGGAGATGGAGACGGAAAGCATGATTCTGGTATCGGGCTGGCATCGTCATTGGTATCCTCTGGCATATGCGTTGGCATTGCGTTGGCATCTTTCTGCCACCTGAGATTGGCGTTATCTCTTTGTTTTTCGCTTCTTTCCTTTTGCTTGGTGCGTTCCTTCTCAAGACGCCTGTTCCTGTAGTTTCCATCCTCGCCGACCTCGAACTTGCTTTGGCATATGCCTTGGCAATGCGTTGGCATACCGAGGCACATCCTCTGAATGTCGAGCTCGGTTACAAAGCCTTTTGACCATTGGAGGCACAGCAGCGAGATGTAGGCGCCTCGCTCCTCGTTGGTCATGGTCATGGTGCCTGCCAGGAAGTCGTCAGCGTAGAATTGGAAAGCTGGCGCCCGGTTTTTTTGCTTGGTCTCTTTCATGTCTCAAACAGAAAACCCCGCCACGCATCGAGGTGAGGTATCGCGGAGAAACAACGCGACGTGCACGATACGGACGGGGTCAAATTGATCGAACATGGTTTTCTCTAGATGCCTCGACGCTCACCTCTCACAGCTCACGTCGACGTGCTGTTCCCTAGCTGCCAGCCTTCTTACTGTCGAGCGCTTCCTGGCGGTCGTACTGCAGCGCCTCCAGCAGGGCCAGGCTGTGCTGCTCCTCGGTGGGCTCATCCGAGCCGCAGAGGATGCCCAGGCGCTCCTGGTAGCGGTAGGCGGCCTCGGGCGACAGGTTGTCTGGGATTGGATTCATCAGCTTCCCATTGGAGCATCCATGACCCAGACGATGTCGGCGATACGGATGTCGATACCACGATCAGCAATGTAAGGGACGCGCTTCTCAACGATCTGGTCTTCTGGCCTTAGCTCAATGTGTATCCACTCAGGGCTGATCAACCTTGCAGATTCAAATCTGATCACCTCACCCGTCCTTAGTTTGAGCGCATAGTCGAACGGATCGTAACACGCTTTGGCCAATGCATGGCTCCCGTTGTATTTTTTGAGCAGCTCGTCTGGGCAGTCCTGCTTGTGAATTGGGAAGATTTCAATGTTGTCTTCGCTCATAGCATCAGTAGCTGTTGATGAGGATGTCGGCCACCTGCTGGGTGAGCTGCACGTCGCGCAGGCAGTAGTTGATGGCTGCCTGGCGGTCGGTCTGCCAGAGCTCATGGAAGTGGGCGCCGTTGCCGGCCTTCTCTCCCAGCCCTAGGTGCCGGGCGATCGCTGCCAGGCTGCCATGGGCTCTTGAGTCCCCGAGCTGCCAGACTTCGCGCAGGTCGACCACCAGGTCGTTCCAATAGCGGCCTTGGCGCAGCCAGTAGGGCGGGACGATGCGATGCTTCCATGACCGCTTGAATAGGAACGGCAGGTCGAATGGCTTGATGTTGAACCCGACCATTCGCGGGTAGCGGCTGTCGTTGGTCGGCTTCAGTAGGGCCCAGAACTGCCGGAGCATGGCTGCCTCCCCATCGGCGTCCGAGCAGAGCACCGCGGGCTGGTCATGGTCGATGCGGTAGCCGATGCAGAGCACCTGGCCGCTGAGAGCGTCGAGGGCGGCGTTCTTGATGTAGTCGGCCGCGTGGCTTTCCTCGGCTGCCTGAATCTTGGCGGCGATCTTGTCGGGATCCTTGATGTTGCCGAGCTTCACGTCGGCAGGGTTGAAGGGCGGGATGACCAGCTCGCTGGCAGGCAGCGGCCCGGTCTCGATGTCGAAGTAGATGGTGGGATAAGTGGGCATGATGTCTTACGTGTGAAGGTGTTGATGTGCGTGTGTTCCGCGGATGCGCACCCCCCGCTGATACCATGAACCGCCGGGCAAACAGTCCCGGCAAATTGTCTTAGAGCTCTTTCCCGCAATGCGGGCAGTACTTCACCTGCTTGGGCCGTTTCTTCAGCATCGGCACCTCGAGCCACTCGCAAATCTCCTTGTAGCTGATCCAGCCGAAGCCGGTGACCACGTTGGGGTGGAGGTGCCCTGCCTGGTATAGCTCGAGCGCATCCTCGCGATTCTTGATCGCCAGCCGCTCGATGATGTTGAAGGTGCGAACAGAGAACGGGAATCCCCAGACACGCAGGATGTGCTCGTGCTTCTGGGCGGCCTTCTCGATCTGGTTGATGCGCTGTCGGCTCAAGTTGAACCGGGCGCCGATGTCCTGCAGGGTGCAGCCCTCGGCCCGGAGGCGGACAACCTCCGGGACCATCTGGATAAGCTTCATCCTAGGCTTGGTGGTGCTCATGGCTCAGAAGGGAACGTCGTCGAAGTCGGGCAGGCTGCTGGCCTTGATCTCCTCGAGGCGCTTGGTCAGCGCCGCGATCAGCATGATGTCCTCGGGCGTCTTGCTGCTCGAGGCCTTGGCCTTTGGCAGCCAATGCTCGCCCAGCCCGCGCACCGCATCCTCGGTGAGGTCGGCCAGCGGAGTGCCCCGGAACTTGCCGACGTGCACCTTGACCTCTCCCAGCTTCACCGGCGCCGCGGTGGCCGGCGCCACGGTCTTGGCCTTGTCGTCCTCCCGAGGCGGGCGGTCTTGGAACCGGACCCACAGGCCGGAGGGCTCCAGCGGTTCACCCGACTTCTGCGGGGTGATCAGGCGTATGTTGGCGTAGGTCTTGGTCCCGTCCTGGCTCTGCTCATGGACGATGATCAGGTTGGCCGGTCGGCCGATCAGGCTTTCCATGTCGAATGTCACGGTCTCCTTTTCGGTCAGCTTGCGGCCGAACCAGTCCTTGAGGAAGGCGGTCAGCGCCGCCTTCTCGTGCAGGCTCGGGACCATGGGCTTGGTAAGCACCACCCAGGGCTGCACCGGGTCCCGGCTGTCGTCCGGGAGGTCGATCTCGAATGCCAGCTTGAACTTCTTCTTCACTCCGAACTGCGTCTCGTACTCCTTGAGCGGGCTGACGTCCACACAGACTGCCCGGCCTGTATACTCGGGGCATGGAGCGTAGTCCTTGCCGCCACCTTTGCTGCTGATGATCATGTCGTCTTACTTGGTTGTGTTGTTGTTGTTTTGTTTTGCCGAGGCCTGTCTTTCGACCTCGAAAAGCTGCTGCGCCATGCGCAGGTAGTTCGCCCAGTATTCCGGGAATGCCTCCCGGATCGTTCTCAGGTTGGTGGGGTCCGCGGCCAGCGCTGCGGCTCCGAGCTTCGATACGAAGCTGCCTCCGTACTCGACCATGATCCGGGCCACGTCTCGGTCTGTGATGTTCACTTGCTGCCCCTCCGGCTCTTCGGGCGTTTCCAGGCGGCGATGTCGCCCTTGACCTTGTGCGCCCGGGCGGCCCGGTAGGCCTCGCCCGCTTCCTTCCGGGTGAGTTGATACTGCCCGGTGCCTAGCTTCCTCACTTTGTTCACGGTGGTTTCGTTCATGGTTTCTGGTTGTTGAGCACCCAGTCGAAGTTGTTCTTCCAAGTCTCGGACAGCCGGTTGTAGGTGTCGGCCTGGATCTTCCAGGTCCGCGGATCTCGCCTGGCGCCGGTGTGGCGGCAGACCGTCCTGACATCTAGGTCCCGGATGGCCGTGTTGCGGGCCGGGTGGTCGGGCGGTAGTTCGTGCAGCTTCACAGCTCCTCCTCCTCCTGCCATTGGTCCAGAGCCTCCGGCCTTGTGGTTTTCAGCCCCAGCCGGATCAGGTGCCGGATGCGGTCGTCGCGCTGCCCGAGCTTCTGCCTGAGGTATTCGTTGCAG